AACAAACTCTGTGTTGTCAATTTTAGGACGCAACAGCCATTCAACACCACATACATAATCTTTTTCAACTTCGTGTGGTTCTGTCCCACGAGCGATGATGATATTTTCTTGTCCTATGGAGTATGATTCCATTAAATCAATGCGATCATTGCCATAGCAAAGTGATATTGATTTTGGCGAGGAATCATATACTGTCAAATTAAAATCTTGAGAAATTTTATTCTGAAAAGCCCACTTTGCTTTCATCCATGGCAATGTCCACTGAATGCAATCAATGTTTTTGTTAAGGACATTCTTTATGATGAAAAGAAGGACAGTGCTGTCTTTTCCTCCAGACCAAAGCAGTGCAGGTCGTTTTGATTTCTCAAAAACCAAAAGCAAAGACTCGACTGTTTTTTCTATCAATGTTATCATTAGAAAATAATCGCTGCGCCAGCAATAGCACCTCCTGCACCAATACCAGCACCAATAAGTGCATTTTTATTTGATGCTCCTGCAGATGCTGCAGCATTTTTTGCTTGAAGATTCTGTGCCCTTCTTTCTGCATCCATCTGAGCAAATTGCTGAAGACCACCCATTGCGTTTTCTGCTTGATTTGACATAAGGCCAAGATTCCTTGTTTGATAGGCTTCTCGTGCGTTTGCGTTTTCTGCAGCCACCTGTGCTTGATAACTTGCAATTGCTCCAGGATCAAGCCCTGCGAGTTGCATTGGATTTGCAGCCAAAAGCCTAGCTGCACGATCCTGAGCAGCTGCACGAGCGAGATAATAGTCTTCGCGAGTTTTGTCTGCAAGTGCAGAACGAGCAAATCCAGAGCGAAGATTTGCTCCAGTCGATACGATATCAGACAAACCTTGTTTCAGCCACATATTTGACAACTCTTTGCTTGGGCCACCTTCAAGATCTTCAGCTGTCTGCCTTGATAGTCCTTTCCGAACTTCAGCCAAACGAGGATCCATCTGTGCTTCAAGAGCGCGAGATTTATAAGCATTTATTTCTGCTTCGCGTGCAGCAGTTCTCTGAAGAGCGTCTACTTTTTGTGCTCGCATTTCTGGCGTCATCTTAATTGAAATGTCAGTTACGCCTTGTCCCAATCCAAGCCCAGAAAACATGGCTTGTGTTAGAAATGGATTTCCTGGATCTGTTTTTACTTTTGGTGTTCCTCCTCCCATAATTATCCTCCTATAACATAAAGTTCGCGTTGCATTTTTACAAAACCTTGGTTTTCTATCATTTCTTTTGGGAATGTTTTTCTTGTTTCATCGATTGGAACTCCAATAAATCCTTCTCCAGCACTCACAATCTGGCAATGAGTTTTAAATCCTTGAACAACTTCAATGACAGACCTTGGAGTTGTAACTTCAGGATGAAAAGCGGGAAAAACAACAGGAAGATAAAATATGTCAGCATAGCCAAATGTTTTGTCGTCGCGCTCGAATGCGAACAGCTTGGCATTGCGTTGTGGGACAATTGTGTGGTCGAAGCTGGCAGCAAATTGCTGCATTCTCACAAAGTCATCAGTGAATGGGGAAATTTCTGTAAATTTAGTTTTCATTAGCGTGTTGCTGTTACCACCACTGAGACATCATTCATGATATTTGTTGCGATAGTTCCTGTCGCGGATACAACTCTAAACCTAAGAGATGATGGCGACTTCCATTGGTTATACGGAAGAGGTGCACTTCCAATCCACAAACTTCCTACACTATTTGTTCCCACTGATCCTGTCCAAGAATAAGACGTGTCTGCGAATGGAGTTGTAAATGTCAATCTGTAATCTCCAAGTGCAAGCCTCGTCAATGAACATCCATAAATTGACCTAACTCCATTGGATGAAATATTGAATGTAGTTACACCAGTCTGACTCGTTAATGCTGCACCAGAAAGAATTTTAAATTCAAGTTGAGTTGCAGAAATTGCTCTTGTTATTTGAATTCCAAGTGTAGAAACATCTCTTCCGCCAAGTGTTGATCCTGCCACGCCACCAATGCTTGGAATTTTAAAAATCATGCCAACAAAACGATCCCCTTCAAATGTCGTTGTGTTTGTCATCGTCCAAGTTCCAAGATCACTAAGTGCTGTGACAGCAAGTGTTGATCCTGTTGCTGCTGCAATTGTTCCACTGGCAACAATTGTTCCTGCTGTGCACACTAGTGTTCCTGCTTCCAAGAATGCTGGATCAAAATTTATTGAAGCTGAATTTATGCGTTTCTTTACATTCTTTGTATAATCAGAATTATCACTTAAATTCGCATATTCAACGCCAGCATTCGGCAATTGAGATGTTACAAATTTTGTCCCTCGCAGCGTAGCAGGTGTCACGATCTGTGTCGCATCGAGTCCTGAATCAACAATTGCCTGCGTCGCAAGAAATGCAACACCCTTCACTGTTTGAGTTGCTGGAGGATAAGAAAAGCCAACACCTCCAAGTGTATATGATCCTGGCGGTATTCCAGTTATAACAAGATCTATTGCGAAGAATGCAGCAGTAGTGCTAACTTTAAGGAGGATTGGACTTGTTTGAGAATAAACTGCAAAAAGGATGCCAGTGCTTGTTATTATTCCAATTTCTTGGCACGTGTATGTGTCGGTCGTTTCGTCGGAAACTGTAAAATGAATCGTATCTGGTGCTGGATTTGAAAATCCTGCAGGAGTTATGGACTTAATTGGAGCCTGAAGTGCAGTCTGTGTTGGCAATGGAGTGTATCCTGCATTCCCAATTTGAATCGTTGAAAGGACAACTGGACCAAGTGTCCCTGCATTTGCAATTGCAGCTCGACCAACATTTGTTATTACGAAATTTAAAGCCATGTTATATAATGTGTAATATAATTTTAAAAAGACAACAGAATTAAATAATTGTTTTTGAGAAAGGAGCTCCTGATGCTATTGAAACAGGGGATGTTCCATCTCCCCAATCAAGAAAATTTGGTTGCCCATCAGTCGTGATAATTATGTTTGATATGGAAACTCCAACAGCAGCTTCCAATGTCCAAAATATCGCAGCTGAAACGAAGTCAAATCGCTCCCATGTTATTTGCTGCAATAATGCAAAATTGTTAATTTCTCCCTCGAGGTCTATTGTGATGCTCTCAAGTGATCCTGAAGGGAGAGGTGGTATAACAGGAGTTTCTGAAGAAGTGGAAATTGAATTCTGTGGAAGTATTATCTTCTCTTCTGCAAGCTGAATTATAAATCGCAGCAATTTTTTTGAATTCAAAGATGTCAATGAGCAAGGAAGACAATCATCATCATTTGTCCCTTTGATTGTTATTGAAGAATACAATGCAATTGGAGGCTTATCAGAAAATGGGCTGATAAATGTGCTTGGAAAATTCTTTTTAAAATTCTTTATGTCTATTGCAGAAGGCATATTATTGGCATGTTACTCCAGAATTTACATAGCTCTGTGCTATCATTAATGCATTTATATCAGCATCCGCTTGGCTTATTTGGCTCCTGTAAACTCCGCCAATTGAATAATCAAAAAATGAGTCTATAAAATTTCCAGAAACATCCAATCTTGCAAATCGACTGGATGTTTCTCCGTCGTAATTAGTAAATTTCCCAACAACAATTAATTTGTTATTATTTATAATTACCTGGTTCGCGACATCATCAAATCCAGAACCAACGATGAATGAAGTATCAATGGCTCCGTTTGAAAGTATTTTTACAATCCTATTTCTTGGAGTTCCATTGTATGAAATAAAAGAACCAACAGCATATACATTCCCAGCAGTGTCAATTGTTATAGACTTTGCCGCAACACCCGAACCAAATCCAGAACCAACATTGAATGTGGAGTCGACAGTTCCATTTGCAAGTAGCCGAACTATGTTTTTGTTGGAATTTATGTTAATGGAAGAAAATATAATTTTTCCATCTGCCTGAAGTGCCAAAGCATAAAAATTATTGTCTGGAGCATTGTGTTCAAAATGTGTAAATGAAGAATCATTCGTCCCGTCTGCATTCAATCTATTAACACTTATTTTGCCATTTGTCCCATGTCCAGCTATAATTATTTTTCCATCAGGTTGTTCAATAAAATCTCTAACAGAATCAAATGGCACGCTATATGTTTTTGCAACTGTCCCATTATTATTCAATTTTATAATTGGCGATATTCCTGAGGTTCCATTATAGCTCGTAAATGTTCCAGAAACAAAAATTGATTGACCATCATTTGCTATTTTTACTTTCCTTGCAGTCCCAGAAGGAAATCCTGCTCCAAAAGTTACAGCTGTGGATAGTGTTCCGCTTGATGTTAATTTTACTATCCCGATTCTATTTTCTCCAGAGTATTTTTGGAAATCACCAACACATATTGAAGATCCATCAGAATAGCTTGCTATTGAATATACATTGTAACTTACAGAAGGATCCAGCGGATTGAATGGCAAATTTAAAAATCCATTTGAGACAATATTTACAGGAGTGAAATTTGTAAGCCTTCCGCCATTCACCAATTCTTTTGCTGTTATTTTTCCTTGAAGTCTTGTGTTATCGAGCCAAAAGTTTCCGACTAATACAAATTTGTCTGCCAGCACAGCGATCGCATTTGCTTCTTCATTTAGTGTGCTTGAGCAAGTTCCAGAAGCAAATTTTACAGAATCGTAGTAACAAGGGTATCCTTGAGCAACGACAGCAAGCTGATCTTCTGCAGCTTTTTGTGCCACTGCCAAAGCTTGAGCGTCTGCATCATCTTGAGACACTTTTGATCTATATGTTGCAACTGCAGTGACAACAACTGGACCAGTAACAGAAGGAACAGGACAAAGTCTTTCTGCTTTATATGACTGAGTTGATATAAAAATTGTGGCAACTGAATTTTCATATCTATCGCCTGTTCTTATGAAATCTTTTGCTCTTTCATAAGAATGATTTTTTCCTTGTTCATCAACTATACAAACTTTTGTCTCGTCTTTTTCACAATTTCCGTCTGAACGCTCTGGGTGTGGCTCCATGAAAAGCCTTATGGATTCAACTGCAAGTTGGCCACACCATCTTATTAAAAGACTAAATGCTTTATCAATGCTTTCGACATTTTCATTTTCACACGTCGGACAACCAATATCAAGGTTGCCATATTCAGTAATAACTCGACGATTTTGTTTCCTTAATTCTCCAAGTTCCTCAGATTCAGACTGTGTTATGTTGGATCCTGCATCATCAACTGAAGATGGCGCAATAATTTCCTTGCAAAGGATATTTTTATAACTGCCACGCATCCCTCTATAATCAACTCTTAAAGAAACATCTCCAGAAATTTCAATAAGATTTATATCAGAGTATAAAAATACTTTTAAATCATGACCATCACCCATCAATCTTGTTTCAAATTCACAATAAATTGGACGACGAAAGTTCTGCAGTTCATTATCAGCACCAAGCTCAAAAAATGAATCCTCTCTTTCTGACATGAATGCTTCCCATATATGATTATGGCTTCCATCTGACAGAGAATTATAATCAACTGATGCGGCAAATGCTCTACGCCTATTATCCACTGTTGCAGCAATCCACTGCACAGGTCTTATTCCTGTCCACACGCTTGACCAAGCAGGTATTTTTTCAGCAGAAGCTTCGCTCATTGTTGCATAATCAAGAACGAATGTTTCTGAATTTAAATTCTCATTCACTGGAGCAGAAATAAGTAAATAATTCTCAAAACTCAGAGAGCATATTCCAGTTTGATCAGAAGCAAGTGACTGTTTGCTGAATGCCATCTCAGCATCTCTAAAATTGATCTGACTGGTTAAATTTGAAGATGCTGCAGCATCAGAAGATACAAGACCGCCAGCACTATACCACCACATTAATCCAGACTGGAATGTTATGCTTCTTCCTGCTATGCAACCTGTGCTTGGGAAAAGAATCGACTGGAAATTAGGAGTTAATGCCCATCTTTCTCTGTCTCTTATTCCAGCTTGTATAACTTCACTTCTGCTTTCTGTAAAAACAG